CCATCCCCATTGCCGCGACCGATTCGCTTTGCGCGTTGGCCACGCCGTCGTGCTCGGCGCTGTCGAGCCGCAACACCTCGATCGCGCACCGCTCCACTGGCGAGTTCCGAGCGGAGGGGGACGCATTGTTCGCGGAGGCGGACGAGCTCCGGCGATTTCAGGAATGCGCCGTAATCCTGAAACCGAAATCGACCCTCTGCCGCCCGACCTCCGGGACCGGTACCGGATCTACATGCAGGAACGGTTGCCTTGGTTTGGTAGACCGCCGAGACCACCGGCCCTAGGCTCGCCTCGCGCGTCGGATTAACCATGCCTCGCGACGGTGCTGGTCATATTTACGATCGGCGAGCGGGCCCCGCCACACAGCTTGAGACGCTACGCGATGAGGTGCGGCAGGGGCAGCAGGCCATAATCGAGCAGCTCGCGCGGATTGAAGTGAGGCTAGACGGGCGTAAAGACCTCAAGCCAAAGAACAGCGGCGGCGCCCCTGAAAAATTCGATTGGTTTTCTTTCGCAATCGAGATCCTCAGGCTCGAGTTCGACGGCGAGATCCTATCTCGCGAGCAACTGCGCAGACACATGGAGGATTGGATCGCCACGAATTGGCCTGACGGCGGGCCCTCGGAGAGGATCCTTAGGGCAAGGCTGGCGATCATATGCAAGGTGCTAAACCTTGCCTGAACGGTTTCGTCGGCTATAACCGGTTATAACCGGTTGTAGCCGGTTACAACCGGTTACCGCGAGACCGCTCACCATCACACGCCGTAACGTCGCTCCATCTTGACGCCACCGGTGGCGTCCCAATCGGAGCGGCGGAAAATGAGCCGGCGTGCAGCCAAGACCATGAGTCGTCGTTCAGGCGCGGCGGGGGCTGCCCCCCTGGTGCCGGAGGACCGCTATATCAATCGCGAAGAGCTGCGCGCTGTGATCCCTGCGTCCGACATGACTATATGGCGCTGGCAACGGGATTCCGAAATCGCCTTCCCTGTGCCGGTCAAGCTCGGTGACAATGGGCGCAATTATTGGTGGTTACCCGATGTCCGCGCATGGATGCGCCGGCGCGAGGAACGCCAGCCCCAGGCGGTGCGGCATCTGGTAATCCGCGGAAATGGTGGCTCGTCTAACAACACCGATTTGCCGGCTGGCACCTCTGCATCGGCCGCGCCCGCCGTACAAAAAACCCGACCGATCGGCGCTGCCGCAGCCGGCCGCCCGGCATTGGTCGCAAGCGCGGTCCGCCGATCGAGAAATATCCGGCGGCGCCCGCGGCCGTGAAGAAATCGCGCCGACCGCAGCGCGTCGACGACTGCATGAGCCCGCCGCAGGGCTCTAAGGGAGGGCTGAAATGTAGGTAGATGAATTTTCTCTAGTTGCCCGACCGACGCAGGAACCCGCCAAGGCTCGCGCCGATCGGGCAGACCGACTTCGTGACCAACCGCAAAGTAGGATCCTGCCAATGGCCACACGGCACAGCTGCGCGCTGGCGCGCCAGCCCCGGTCACTGCCGTTCCTCGTTTTATATAACCGCAACGGAATTTTCAACCGCGTACCTGGCAGCACGAAATTCGTCCGCCGCATGGTAGCCAATCACGTTTTGGCGGTACGAACATGACAGACAATGTCACGCCGCTCCGCGAGCCTGGGGCATTGCTGCGGCTGCCGCCGATCAACATCGAGGCCGAACAGCACTTGCTGGGTGCTATCTTGTGCAACAACCGGCTGTGCGAGGTGGTCCCCGACTTCCTTAAACCCGAGCACTTCGCTAACGCGATGCACGCTCGCATTCTGGAGGCGATCCAGAAGCTCGTCGATCGAGGCCAGATTGCTAGCCCTGTCACGTTGAAGGCAACCTTCGATCAGGATGCGGCTCTGGCGGAAACCGGCGGCGCGGGATACCTGGCGAAACTTGCAAGCGCCGGGGCGACCCTGACGCATGTCGAGGTCCAGGATTATGCGCACCTGGTTTACGATCATTGGCAGCGTCGGCAGTTGATCGAGTTCGGCGAGGAGGTCGTCGGCACGGCCTATCGCGCCGAACTCGACAATCCCGCATCGGCGCAAATTGAGCGCGCCGAGTCCTGGCTCTATCGACTCGCCGAGAGCGGCGACACAGGCTCCGGCTTTCAGCCATTGAGCGCAGCAACAGGCCGGGCGATCGAGATCGCCGACGCTGCCTACAAGCGCGGAGCTCGAACCGTCGGGACGCCGACCGGGTTTACTGATCTCGACAAAATGCTTGGCGGTCTGCACCGATCCGATCTGGTGGTCCTCGCCGGGCGCCCGTCAATGGGGAAGACCGCCCTCGCAACCAATATCGGCTTCAACGCGGCACAGAACGGCGAAACGGTCGGCTTCTTCAGCTTGGAGATGGCCAATGAGCACCTCGGAGCCCGGGTGCTCGGTGGTGAAAGCCGGATCCCGGCCGATTGGGTGCGGCGCGGCGATCTCAACCAGCAGCATTTTAATCAGTTGATCGAGGCGAAACGGCGAACGGATGGGTTGCCGTTGTGGATCGACGACACGCCCGCACTCACCGTCTCGGGGTTGCTCACGCGTGCCCGGAGATTGAAGCGCCGGCACGGCCTCGACCTGGTCGTGATTGACTATCTGCAGCTGTTGCGGCCGGCCCGGAAAGAAGCCTACGCGGCGGTTCATGCTGAGCTTATTAAAGCCCTTGGCGGTGACCGGCTGCCAACACTTCCGTTGCATGTGATAGCACGCAATGCCTAGCCGGCCCTGGTTACGATGGTATCCCGGCGACTGGCGGGCCGATCCACGTCTGCGCATGTGCAGCCTCGCCGCACGCGGCTTATGGATCGAGCTGTTGGGCTTCATGCATGAGGCCGAACCTTATGGGCATTTCATCGTTGGCGGCGCCGCCCCTTCCGAGAGAGAGATCGCCAAACTAGTTGGAGCCTCAATTTCCGAGGCGAAAAGGTGCGTTTTAGAGCTGAGAAATTCGGGCGTTTTTAGCACGAATTCAGAGGGCGTGATCTATTCCCGTCGCATGGTCCGAGATCGCGAAAAAGCCGAGCGCGACCGGATCAACGGAGGCGCCGGCGGGAACCCGAAGCTCAGGCCTCCAAACGGGATTGAGGATGGCGCCGGGTTAACCCCAAATTCGGCCCGTTTAGACCACAGCGTTAACAGGTTGGATAACGGGGGGGTTAACCCGCCGTATTGGCCACCGGATAAAGCCGCGCGCGCACATGCGCCTGGGTTCCAGAAGCCAGATACCAAACTAAAAGGTTCAGAAGGTTCTAACGAACCTTCTGCCGCTACCCCGGCGCTCGATTCACGAAAAGAGGTGTTTGATCGCGGCAGGGCGATACTCGGGCGCAACGCGGGCGGCATGATCACGAACCTGCTGCGGCATTGCGACGGAGATTGTCAGCGCGTACTCGAGGTGCTGCGGCGGGCAGAGAGCAAGAGCGAGCCGCGGGAATACCTCGGCGCGGTCCTGAGAGGCGATACAGGCGTGAGAGCGGATGAGGCCCTCGCGCAAACCGAACGGCTCTATCGAGATCTAGGTGTGTCGTGATCGCCGACATTACCGAGATCAAGCGAGCTCTCGAAAACCGTGCGCACGACGTGGCCGAGTACCTGCTACCGCGCGGGGTTCTCGAAGGGCGCGAATGGTGTGTCGGCAGCACGGCGGGCGAGCCCGGGAAATCGTTGAAGGTCTGCGTCAAAGGCTCGAAGGTGGGAACCTGGGCGGATTTTGCGGCTGCGGGCGAGAGCGGCGATCTGATCGACCTATGGTGCTTCGTAAAACGCTGTACTCTGAGCGAGGCGCTCGAGGGCATCCGTGCCTGGCTGGGCGTGAGCCGTCCGGATTTCCAAAAAATCAAGCGAACTTATCGACGGCCGGAGGAGCCCAAATGTACGGTTCCGAAATCTGTGGTGCTCGAATATCTCACCGTCGAGCGGAAACTGTCCGTCAACGCGCTTCGCGCTTACGCTATCGGCGAGGACGGCAGGACAATCATTTTTCGAAGCCTTTTGCCAGACGGTGAACTGGCCCTTATTAAACGCCTCCGAATCGATCGGACCGCCGCTGGGAAGAAAAATACCTGGGTCGAGCCTGATTGCGAGCCGGTATTATTCGGTTGGCAGGCGATTGATTCGGAAGTTCGCGAGGTAACAATTACCGAGGGCGAAATCGACGCAATGACCAGCTGGGATTACGGCTGGCCAGCATTGTCGATCCCGTTTGGAGGCGGCGGTAAAAAGCAGCAGCAGTGGATCGAGTCCGAATTCGAACGCATCGCCCGGTTCGAGATCATCTATCTCGCGCTCGATATGGACGCTGAGGGTGAGGCGGCCGCCGATGAGATCGCCAATCGCCTCGGCCGGCATCGGTGCTGGCGAGTGCGGTTGCCCCGAAAGGACTTAAACGAATGCCGCAAGGCAGCAATTTCCGCTGAGGAGATCCGGCAACGTTTTGAGGGAGCCCGGCCTCTCGATCCTCCCGAGCTGCTGCGTGCGGGGGTGTTCGCCGATACCGTAGTCGATCTGTTCTGGCCAACTGTGGATCAAGAGCCAGGATATCAACTGCCATTCCGCAAGGTTGGAGATCGATTGCGGTTTCGGCCGGCCGAGTTGGTCCTCTGGACCGGAGCAACGGGCGCCGGCAAGTCTCAGATCCTGTCGAACGCATTGGTTGCAATGGGCGGACAGGGCGCCCGCGTCTGCATCGCGTCGCTGGAAATCCCACCAGGGCAATTGATCCGCCGCATGGTCAAGCAAGCGGGCAACGTAGACCGTCCGACCGAGCAATTTATCCGCGACATTGTAGGCTGGCTGGACGCGTGGCTTTGGATATACGGCGTCGTCGGCAAGGCCGCGGTAGCCCGGATTCTAGACGTCTTCGAATACGCTCGCTGTCGCTATGGATGCGATGTCTTCGCGATTGACAGCCTCATGCGCTTGGGCGTCAGCAGCGAGGATTATGAGGGGCAGGAAAGAGCAGTTTTTGAGCTGGTATCGTGGGCGGTGGAAAAGAGCGTGCAAGTGCATCTCGTCGCTCACGCTCGCAAGAGCGATCGCACTGCTGGGCACGGCGTCCCCGAAGCCGAAGACGTCAAAGGCACTTCGGAGATCGGGAGCAACGCCGCAACGATCATCGGTGTGTGGCGCAACAAGAAGCTCGAAGACGAAATTCGTGTCGTAGCAGAAGCCGCCGACCGCAGCGAGGCGGGGGCCCAGGCCAAGCTCGGCGAGCTCAATGCAAAGCCACCGGTCGTGGTCAACGTCGCTAAGCAGCGAAATGGCGATTGGGAAGGCAAGTTCGGGCTCTGGTTCAGCCTCGCGACATACCAGTACTGCAGTGCGCATGATAACCGGCTCGGCCAACGGTTTTTGCCGGCACAGCATGCCGAAGGCGAAGCGGCGTGAAACAGGCTATACGACAGCGTTCCTACTCCTGCAGGTCACGCGCAGCGTCCTACAGACCTACTCCGGATGGGGTTGCCGCAATACTCTGGCTCGACAATTCGGCTATGCCAACAAAGATCGACGCTTGGCTTGATATTCCCGCTCGTCCGCGACGGCTGGCGAAGCGAGTTTTCCGAATGCCGACATTGAGGCTCGTCGAGCACCGAATAAGACTCTGAGCAATGCCTGAGCACGACATCAACACATCAACTCTGAAACACCAAGGCCTTTACCCTTGTGAGGCAGAGATCGCACGGCGCTTGTCTCAGTCGGAGAAACACTGGCGCCGGATTGCGCCACAGCTTGAGCGTCAGGGACTGCCAAAGATTGAC